ATCCTGTCATTAGCTTCTTTTATATTCGTCCGTATTTCTCTCTTGGCTTCTTCCTGTATCTTTATAGCGGTATCTAGTTTTTGATTATCAGTTGCTGCCGCAAAAGCTTCGTCCCCCATACGCTTTCTCGTGGCTGCTCGGGTAGAGGGGTCTAAATGATCGAAATATTTTCCCTCTTCTACAAGTCGTTGTACATAACCCTCAAAGGTCTCGCCTTTTCTACCTTTTTCTCGAAACTCCTTTAGTACAGAAAGTTTGGCATCTAGTACTTCTCTTACTGTCTGTAAGGTAGCGCCTTCCTTTTTAATCTTACGTCCTTCTAAATCAGTAAACAATCTATCAGCCAGTACTACAGCTAGTTCGGCTGTGGATAAGTTTTTTACTTCTGACCCCGCAGTCTGTCCTTTTCTAATTGCTGTTAAGTGATTAACTAATAAAGAAACGAATTCTTTGTCAGTAAGTTTTGTAGCTTCTTTGTAGGTTTCTAATAAAGCCATTAATTCTTCACTGTGTCGGAAGTCTGTTCCATCAAAATTCCCACCCTGAATGTCTTCTAGAGTAAGGTTAGAGTCATTTAAAGCTTCTTGTAAGTCAATAGAGGCGGCGATACGTTCAGTACCTGTAGCGTTTATCATTTTCTGAAAGTTTATACCCCACTGTTTCTTTACATTCTTTGCTCCCACTGCCTGCATTGCGAGGCCTATAGACATAGTAGGTGCATTCATAATAACTGTAAAGGCTCCTCCTATAACAGGATTCAAAGCCCATGAAATAGCAGCTTCCATTCCGGCTTCTACTGCTACAGCATGCCAGTCTGCTTTCTTCATCCACGCTAGAGTGTCCATCTGCCCTTCTTCAAACATAACTTTCTTTCTCTGGTTGAATATTTCAGCGGAGGCTCCGCTTATTCCCCCTTCTATCACATCTAGAGTAAACTTATTTATAAGAGGACTCTTAGCTATCTTTCTGCCCCAGTTTCCTGTTTTGTATAGTAAAGAACCTGGAATGTTCTCTAGTATTGCCCAGTTTCCCACACCTCTTACGAACGCTTGTGAAATATTCGTGCCTTTAGACAGTTTAAGTATTGCTTTATCTAGCCTACGACCTCTTACGATTATTTTTTGAAGCGCGTTTATTTTACTTAAGGCAACTAAGCCAAATGATGCAGATCCTAAACCAAATGTTGAGAGAGTTATTACTCCACTAATGACCATCTGGGCTAACATATCAGGATCATCGAATATGGAATTAACTACAAAATTTCTAGCGTATACCCGCCATTTGTCGTACCACAAGTTGTCTGGATCATTTTCCCATAACTGTATTGCCTTACCAAGAGCAGCCATATGTATAGTAGAGTTAAGAGTTGCTAATAATTCATAAGAATTTCTTACACCTCTACCATCTCTGGCATCTAGAACCAATGCTAATAAGTTATCTATAACAGCAATTGGGTTTCCGTTCTCATCTAAGTCGATACTGCCAAATGCATAAGCATAGGTCTCAAACAATTCTGGATTAGCTTCACGCAGTTCTTCTAGAGCTGTCTTAGCATCAAAGCCTTCTTCTTCTATAGAGAATAGATCTTGAGGATCGCCATACAGTAAATCTATAAAGGGAAAAGTATGTTTATCAAATTCCGCCCATTTGGAATAGTTATGCGCAGTTGACTTAGAGAAATGAAGCATCATCTCTTTAGCCTCTTCTGGTATTTCAAACGAAGTTCCTTTCATCCAATCAGGTTGATGGCCAAACATCATGTCAGCCCAATACTTCTGGTTGTTTATATTTTCTCCGTAGTTACCTTCCACAAAGTCGGCTCCTTGTATTTGCGCCATCGCAAAATGGGGATCCATTTCATCATAAACAAACCTATTAGAAATTCTATCAAAATAAACAGAAGCGGAATCATTAAACGGGTCATCCTTAGTATAAGCTGTTCCATTTAATTTGGGTAGCAACCTCTGTTGGTTGAATATAATTTTCCTAAACTCTTGGTCATTAAAAGTTTCGAAGGTGCCCTGAAATCTTCCCGCTTCGACAGCTTTCGCATGAGCCTCTTGGGCGTCTTTACTATTCTGAAGGGCGTCCCCTATATATAAATCGTTATACATGAAGTTTATAGTTCCTTTTTAGTTTCAATTACCAATGGATTTGTAAATATTATAACCTGCTTGTTGTCCTATCATATCTTTTTTCCACTGTTTGTATTCAGTATCTAAGATCTCTGGATAGTATCTATCTTCAAAATTCCAAGGTAGGACTAAGTCCATCCAGTCTGACTGAGTATCGAATGGGTTATTGTTTGCATCGTACTTAATCATTAAGGTTCCTTGGGGATATTTTAGGTGTGCGCTATCGTCTCGTTTATATCCCGTTGTCTTTAATCTCGAGAATTCAAAACCTTCTGGTCCGGAATACCTAGTAAAGCCTTCTCTTACGTTCGCTGAACCGTTAAGCGCATCTAATAAACCCCCGTACTGTCTGCTTATCATATCAAATATATCGGGTCTTGCTGATATTATATTAGTCAATAGTTTATTATCGCTAGTACCTTTTATCGCCTTAAGTATTTCATGAATGATATAATAATGCTGATCCCCTGTAGTAGGTATATGTTTATTAGCCTGTTCTAGAGTTGTAATTTCCCCCGAGCCGAAGTGTTTAGATTGTAGCTCACCTCCAGCCAGTAAAACTAGAGAAGGGGTGCGAGTTATCCAAGGAGCCTCTGTCTTTACTTTATCTAGGACTGTTTCTTGTATTCTTTCTAAAAGATCGTTGGTCAGTACTGAGACTGCTTTGTTCCATATCTCTTCTCCCTCCGCGGTTGTCTTTCCCAGATTGCTTGAAATTTCTGTATAAAACCTGTGATAATATTGACCATCCGCGTTTATCCGGCTTGAATCAATCTGTAGATTATCTAGTAACATGGTTCTTGCATACTTAGGATTTTTGCCATAATAGAAGTATAGAGCTGCGGCGCTACGATCTTCGGTATTATTAGGACCATTAAGTTTATCCCTATATGTAAGGCCGTCTATAAGCCTTATGTTCATAGGATTCCAGTGCATAAACCAATTAGCTTCGTTAAAATTGAGAAGATTACGCTCGCTGTGAGGTATCCCATATCCTCCATAAGGGTTAGATGGATCTCCTACAGCAGCTCTTTGTAAAGCAGATGCTCGTAAAAAGTTATTCCTTCCGGGTTGATTACGCCCAGCGGGTACTCTCTCTAGAATCTGTTCATTATCTTCCGGAGCTATTGTGCCAGTTATAACCCTATCTAGCGTGGGCGATAGACCCTCACCTATATCTACTTGATATTTATCTGCAGTATCTTCTGGTTCTACTCTACCTTGTGTTAGTTCGTTAGGGTTATAGGCGTCCGTTTGTCCCGTTTGTTTATTCCTATAGTCCTTCACGGTTGCGGTAGCTTGCTCAGCGTCGCTTATTATAGTAGTAACCATCTCTAATAGGTCCATAGTATTAATAGATGGAGCCGATGTCTTATCATCACCCACAGAAATAGTTCCGCCTGCCTGTATGATGTCGCTCTGTTCTTTATGGTACGCTGTATAAGCAGCTCTCATCGCAGGTGATGTTCGGGGATTAGAGAATAATATTGCTGTCATCATTGCAACAGAATGCCCATAAGAGGACATACCCCCTAGATATTCAGGGATAGCGTCAGTATCTCTCATCTTACTTGCAACGATATCGGTATAGGTAGGAACCCAGATGGGGTTATCGCCTTGCATGGCACTTGGGTGTTGTGATTCTGTCCATTCCTTTAGCTGCTGTAGTAGCGGTAAGTTCGGAAATAGTTTCTCTAGATCCGGAAGCATTTCCTCCCACATTTCCCGTTGCATTATTCCTTCTGACTTATTCATATTAATAGCCATTTTTGAGAACTGCTCGTGCATTAGTTTATGTTGATCGCCGTTCATAAAAATAGAGGCGGGTACAAGAGTTTCGTGGTCCTCTAGATAGTCTGCATTTGGAATGGTACCTATCATATGAGTGAAGGTCATTGGCTCTCCGCCTATAGACATACCTCTAAGTACTCCTGCTATACTACCATCATCAGTCATCCACGCTGAGTATGTTGAGCTATTCATAGTATTTAGACTATTTATTGTTCTGTCGCCAATGTCATAAGGATCTCCCTCAATAGCCATTGCTATAAGGTTTGCTAGCCTCATGTCAAGAGCGGTACCTTTGAACATTAGCTGGCTGGTGCTAAATTCCCCATTCATTAGAATCGTAGCTAGTTCTGTTTCGGTTTTTTTTCGTCCGCCAGTTTCACCCAGCTCTGTCCTAAGTTCCTTCACATACTGACGAGAGAACATTCTTAACTGATTCCATGTATGTTTGTCAATACCCATGGACGACATGAGATAGTTTTTGATTTCAGGTTCATCCCCAAATTCATTCAGCAAGCCTGCCATTACAGCCGTATTCATTGCAGTGTTTTTTGCCCACTGATCTCTAGCGCCCTTGTCTAAATTTGTCCTCGTTTCTAAATCAGCTTCGGTCATAGCAAGATTTCTAAAGATATCACCTATCCAACTTCCTATTGCTTGTAGAGGAGCTGGTGTTGTAGCACTTGGTGTTTGCTTTTCAGCAGCTACTATGGTACGTATAAGTGCTTGAGTGGTGAAAGGATCCCACTGCATCATCATGTATCCTTGCTCATCTCCGTTGGCATCTGTTCCTAAAGACTGTGATCGGAATACCCTAAACTGTCCCATAGAAGCACCATTAGTCGGGTCTATTCCTGTTATATCTTGTATCGTTAGAATTCTGTCGCCAATCATTGGACGAGCATCTCTATCACCCCTGATATTTCCATAGTGTTTGTAGAACTCTTTATTAAGCCACGCGAAAGTCTCAGTTTGCTGTCTTATAGCCCAAGGGTCCCTGTTGATCACACCCCTAATCGCTGCGGCGCCGGGAATAAACACTGCGAGATTCCCTAAACCGGGAGACATTATCATTTGCGGATTCCCTGGCTCTTGTCGGTAGCTCCATTGCTTGTAAGAAGCGTGTAATGCGCTCGCCTCACCGCTCTTAGTAGAGACGAACCTTGAAGAGATATTAAATATTTTATTAGCTATCTTATACTGTAAAGTTCGTTCTTCTCTTGATAGCTTCGTATTTCCTTGAAGGCTTGAAGTATAAGCTATAACATCGTTTACCGAACTAAAGCCCCCTCCCATCAACTGATTAGCCATGTCAACGATATACTTATCTCGTTGTCTAGGTATATCTATCTGTAATAGTTCCCAATCTTGCAGGATTGCAGCCTCTTTATTAACTCTGTCGTATTCTTTCTCTATTGCTCCCCAGTTAGGTTTACCTTCGCCTGGCACAGCGCTTATGCCAAAGATAGTCCTTGCATATCTAAATAATTCTTCATTATATCCCAAGGTATCCGAGTCTCTCAGATGGAACTCAGCTATTTCCAGCAATGATTCGGAATCTATACCCTCATACTTTGGGTTATTAATTAAAGAATCAAGCATTCTATCCAGTTCTTGTTTATAGTTTTCGGTTTTGGTTATACTCCTCCAAGCCGATGTTCGAATAGTATCAACAGCTAGCATGAATTTTTCGTATTCCTGTCTCGTAAGTTTAGCTCTTTCTGCTTCTGGGGCTCCATTAGCCCTTAAGTACTCGCTGTAGTCTTCGGCTGTTCCCCTAAAGCCATCTTGTATAATTTGCATTGCAGTACGGGTATTCGGAGTTATCTCCCTTCTAAATTCTTTAGGATCTTTGTATTTCCCTACCTTCTTTAGTTCAGACTGGGTAGCTAACATCCAATCGTAAGCTTTATCCTTTAGCTCGTTACCATACCCCCATAAATTAGACCAGCCACCCTCTTCTTCCCTCAGTCTTTCTTCTTTCTTGAAGTTGTCGTATATAGCCTTAGCCTTAGCACTGTTTGCCTTTTTCTTTTCGTCGTAATTTTTATATACTTTCTTTGTTAATTTCTTGATAATACTCGGAAGCTGCTCTAATACTCCTATAGTGCTCTTGTTATATCTTGCTTTAATCAGATCGTGGAATATCGCCATAGCTTTATCTCTTATAGGCCCGCCGTCAACGAAAGAACTTGGTTCTCTTTCCCAAGGAAATGTCATCTCTGCAAACACGTCAGATTCTTCCAAGTATTTTTGAAGTTGTGCCTTTCCATAAGCACTGTTGCTAAACTTACTTCGATCTATATTCAATAAGAATTCTGCTATAGCATCCTCATCCCCGTCTATGTGCGTGGTATCGTTTTCTAATATATCCCACATGTTCTCGGGAGTTGTTTCGCTCCAAGGATTTATAACAGTTTTTTCTGCTTCATTCCGCTCCTTACGTATAAGATCTTGTATAAGCCACATTCCGCTTTGTAGATAATTTTCATCTAAAGCTTCTACTTCTATCTCACCTTCTATGTGAACATCTGCTGGCTCTATATCAGGCATTTTCGCTAGTATGCTAGCAGGGGATTCTGTAGCACCTTCTATCAAAGGACCCAGGGTACTTTTCATGTCTTGTTCATTATTCTCATCAAAGGGTATCCACTTAGGCTCACCGTTGTAATCATATAGAACTCTGCCTAGTCCTGTGTAGTCATCTTGCATTAGGGAGTCCTCCAACTGTTTATAAAGTCATCTGGTGATTGGTAACTACCCTTGCCTAAAATAGCCCACATAGCCTCTATATATCTACGAGTCTCTCCATTAACCAGATATTCAGGATATCCCGCATCTCTTTGTTTTTGTTTCTCTTCTTCCTCAATCTTATCGAGAAGTCTTATACGTTTTTCCATGTCTTTGTTTTTCGCTTCTGTTTTTCCCGTAACCCATTTGTCCCACAGGTTTGGAATCAGTTCTATACCTTGTCCACCAATGAATTCACTATATGGATATAGGATATTACTGGGTGTGCCGGTTCCAAACCACTCTGGGACATATTGACTTGCTAGCTGGGGATCCGCTTCTAAAATTGCTTTTAGCCTAGCTTTTTTTGCTAGAACTTCAGCCGCCACTGCTTCTTTTTTTGCTCGAACTACGGCTGCTGCGGCTGCTGCTTCTGCTTGTCTCTCTGCTATCTCTTCGGGAGAACCCGCCCACGAAACAATCTTCGGAATCTTATCGTTATCATCTACGCCTGGAAGGAAGGTAGGTCTACGACCTGGGGTTGGAGCTGTTCCGATTATCCTACCCCACAGTTCTTTATTTGTAGTAGCTTCAACAAAGGCATTGTATTCATCAAGAGTTCTCTTGTATTCAAACTCTACCTTGTCTGCCTTAAGCTGTTTTGCTTCTATGTTTAACGCTTTCCACTTATTTATTGCTGGAACGATGGCGGTAGCTAGTGATTGGAATAGTTTATTTTCTTGTAGTGTCCAGTCCATTTGTCCACCGGCTATCTCTGCCTCTTGAAATACTGCTGGGGTGTCTATAACTCCTGGGGCTACCTGTGGGCCCCTAATCCCTTTATTAAAGCCTTCCGCCATATCCTTGAGTCCTTTCAATTAATGTTTTTTCTATTCGTTGCTGTTCTATCACATATAGAGTAGCTATATCCTTAAAGGATCTAGTCTCTCCTTGTTTAATTCTCTTACTTACTATAGTTTCTATAGAGTCTCGTATACTCTGAGCGGGGTTTTGAGAATAATGAGCATTATCTATAATTACGTTAGGTCTTATATCATCAGGAATATCCATAAGTCTTTCATGAGTTTCTTGTGTTAATCTTTTCTGGCTTTTCTTAGCCTCCTCTCGGCTTCTTTCAATAGGAGTCTTAAACATAGCTATAGCCATTTGCATTAGATCGTTATCGCCCACGAACCTATCTATAGGATCTGAAATATCTGGTAAAGTGTGAGCTGCTGTTTCTCCGTTGGGACCAGGGAAAGATAAATCTCCCCTCGAGTTTACAAACGCAGATCCCAATAGATTATAAAAGAACAGTTTAACAGCATCTCTTGCATAAACACGCACAGCCCGACCTGCATCAAGACCTTCCCACCGCTTGTTAATAAGCTTTCCAAATTCAAAGGTAGCCCCTAATCTACCATCTTCTAGAGACTTAGCTACATCCTTTCGTTGAATATCCTGATATATTATCTCCAGGTCTTCTGATAAATCAGGATCTAAAGAGTAATAATTATCCTGTATATAACCCAGAACATCCTTAGAGTTTTTCAGGCTTGCTATCATGTCTTTAGTATCATTCCTAACTAACTCTTTACTAGACTTCTTACTAACAGGATGTAATGAATGTAACAGATCATATGCCTCGTCTCTGTTGTCCATACCTATATCCCATTTAGACATCTCGCTCCTAAAGAATACATATCTCTTACTAGGCTCCATCCCGTCTGTACTAAGGGCAAATTGATACATATCATCCAAGGCTTTTAAGCTAGAGGGGCTTTCATTAGATTCTTTCTTAACACTATCGTTAGAGTGTATCCTTAATAGTTTAGTTAATCCTTCGTGTTTTTTCATACGAATATACCCCACAGAGCTAGAGATTTGTTTATCTTCTCAATACCGGCTTGCGCCCCCATACCCGTTGTATTAAATAGTTGGGCAGTATCCATCTTTGTTTGCAGACCTCCGGTTAAACCCCTAAGAATATCCATTTGTTCTGTATGTTGTGCCGATGCTACATCCGCAAGTGCATCACTTTGCATGGTTACTGCTGCGCTAATCCCTACGTTAATTAATCCAGCGGTAAGGGTGTTGTCGTAAGCAGCTTGAGGATCTAAATGATCTGATGGCGTAGAAACGAATTTCATAAAATCGTTATAACCAAAGTTTCTCTTAGCTAACATGCCGTCTTTTCTTCTGTTTATATCTCTCTCGTCGTTTGAATAGGAGACATTCTGATCCTCTAATATAGCGTTTTGCTTTGCTCTGATAGATCTCATCATAGCTTGAGAGGAACCCGAATCATTCCCAATTCCTCTAGATGTTATATTAGATATAACAGCATCTGTTTGACTCTTCATTTGTGTGGAGAACATACCAAGCTCATTATCTATTTTATGCCTAAGATAAACTTGCTGTTCTGCTGCCTGATCATAAGCTAGGGCTGTTATTTCTTGGTTCATAAGCCACTGTGCTGCGTTCTGTCTCGCTATATTTCTATTATCTCTTTGGAGCTTCATCATACCTTGGTGGTTGCCCCACTCTATCTGCATTCTTTTGTTAGCGACTTCGGCAGCGGCGGCATCTGCTTCGCCCATAGCTCCCATCAGTCCCATGCCAACTTGGGCAATTGCAGCCATTGTAAATGGATCGATCATATTATCTCCTTATTTGTTCCAAAATCTATCTCTTGTCCACTTGCTCACAGGTCTCTGTGGCTTGTGGTTTGTCAGGATATTTCCTAGTCGTTCATTAAACAGGCCCATACGTCTGTCTTCGTTCAGCCATCTCTTTACAACCTCTTCTCTCTCCTTTACCTGTCTCTTATGTATTATTTGTTCTACATCTAGTGATAGAGAGCTTTCCCAGAAAGCTACAGCTGAGCTCAGGCAATCCACCCTATCATCGTGTGAGAGAGCACCCCTCTTATCAAACAGGCGCGTTAGTTGTTTTTGTGTATCTTCTTGGCATATGCTCTTCCTGTTGAAAACTAGCCTATGCTGTGCCATTACGGGCTCCAAGGTAGATAACATCCTAGTTTCCTTTTGACCTGTTACCCTAAAGTCTACTACTCCTATGCCATTAGAGAAATTCTTGACTACAGGTATTAACAGCTGACAGTACATTGCATCCCCAAAGTTTGACTCTACCCTTATCTGTTTAACATTATATTCTACAGCAAGCTTTGCAATTTTATTTAATACGCCTTTTTCATAGCCTCCTGTATATCCTATAAGCTCATGAATAAAGATATAGCCGTTACATAGGCTGGCTACGCATACGGCTGTCTCATCCTCACCCCTTCCTGAGGGGTCTACAGTCATTACTGTTTGTGTATAAGGTATAAAATTATCACTTATCCACATAGGCTCGTAGATAAGATCTCCACTCAAGCCGAAGCTTGGGACACCTTTCATTGGATGCGAGTTAGCCCACACTATCTTCTCCGGACACATATCAGGATGGACATCTATCACAATAAGATCAGATAAGCGTAGAGGGAATTTTTCAAAGTCCGCTAGCGTGGTATCTAGTTTATAGTGTAAAGCGAAGAGCTTTGGTCCGATTTTAGCCATTCTTTCTAATAACACATCCATAGGGAACCTTTCCGGTTGAGTGGGCTGTCCTTCCTCTATTCCCAGCTGTAGTATCCATTCATTAACATCCTCTACTTCAGCTATGCTATTACGATCTGGCATCACAGCAGGAAACTTAGTTACCTTATATCCAGCGGCTAGTTGGTTATATATACTGTCTTTTATCTGAGGAGTACCTAGGAATATAACACGACCTCCCACGTTACGGATCTGCTCGAACTCTGATACCTTATTGAGTAACTTTTCTCTAGCGTTAGCTGTTTCGCAGTTGCCTTCAATCTCTATATCATCTCCAATTACATACTCTGCATGACTGCCAGTAATCTGAGAGCTTATACCCCTAGCAAAACAGGACTTATCCTGCCCTATCTTAGTTCTAGCCCCTACGTTGAAAGCAAATGCGTTGTCTGTCTCATTATCTTTAGGTATTAAATGAGAACAATAAGGAACTAGGTCTAGTATCTTTCTAGTCATAGAGATAAACTCTGTAGCCTTATTACCTGTAGCTGAGACTACCATAATCGTAGTATTAGAATCTTTTAGTAGAAACCATGAGGCTAGACAGGCTGTAATAACAGACTTACCAAAACCCCTACCAGCCTGTAGCTGCATATCTACTGGTCCACTCTGAAGAGCTTCTGCCATAGCATACTGAGCAGGAGTAGGTTCTCCTAATCCTAGATACTTGAAGCAAGCCCACAAGTGGTTTCTAAAGTCATCGAGCATCTCTTGAGGTATTTTCACTTTGTCTCTTCCTTTTTGTAAGGCATTACTTGATTCAGTAACCGCCTTCTCTTCTCACATCCTCCGCAACTAGATTTCTTTCCTGTTACTCTTTCTAACACTTTCTTAACAGTATCTCCTAATCCTTCAGACTTATTTTTATTATCAGAACTCATGCTATATCCTTTTTAAACGGAATAGAATCGCTAAGCCTGCTGGCTAAGAACTCCATGGCTTCGTTAGGTATCTCATCGTCTGATTCTTTGTTATCATTTAGTACTCCTCGTACTACTTGATAGAGCCCTGGTGTGCACTTGTCTGGATCTCTTAAGTCCATCAACATACACTCAACCAATAGCTCCTGTAATAAATTCTGTTTATCTGTATTCATAATAC